TGATTGCTGCCAATCCTGGCGAATACCCGGTGATCAACAGTGGTCGAGAACCGCTCGGTTTCATCAATGATTGGAACACTGAGGGCGACCCAATTGGCATTACAAGCCGGGGTGCTGGTGTCGGCTCAGTCACTTGGCGAGAAGGTAAATATTTTCGCGGCAACCTGAATTACGCAGTCACCATTTTGGACGCTGATGATTTAGACGTTCGCTACCTCTATCATCTGCTCGAACTACTGCAGCCCGAGATAAAGTCACTTTGTACATTTGACGGGATACCTGCACTGAACGCTGTTAACTTGAAAAAGCTCAGAATACCCGTGCCGTCAAAAGAAGTGCAAATACACAAGGCGGCGATCCTTGACAAGTTCGACACACTGACCACATCGCTCAGCGAGGGCCTGCCGCGTGAGATCAAGTTGCGTCAGCAGCAATACGAATACTACCGCGAACTGCTCTTGAGCTTCCCTAAGCCTGAGGAGGCCGCGTAAATGGGCCAGAGCCTCGAAGAGCTCGCAAAGCAGCTGCGGGATGCCAACAAAAAGGTGCAGTTAATCTATGCCTTCAATGGCACCGGCAAAACCCGCCTGTCCCGCGCCATGAAGGAGCTGATCGCCCCGAAACCCGAAGAGGGTGAGGAAGGCGCGCGCTCACGCAAAAAAATCCTGTACTACAACGCCTTCACTGAAGACCTGTTTTATTGGGACAATGACCTTGAGTCTGACACGATACAAAGGCTGAGGATCCAACCGAACAGCTTTACGAACTGGATTTTGGTGGACCAGGGGAAGGGAGTGGACATCGTCAACAACTTTCAGAAATACGCAACAGACAGGGTCACCCCAGCATTCAACGCGGTTTATCAGGTAACTGACAAAGACGGCAAAAAGATTGACGTGCCAGCAAACTCAGAAGTTACTTTCCGAGTTAATGCGACGAACCTTGTCACAGAAGGTGTAGAGCCGATTGTCGACGAGGACGGCAAGCCGATTGTCACCGAACAGTATGACGTTGTGAAAGTCTCCAAGGGCGAAGAGAGCAATTTCGTCTGGAGCATCTTCTTCACCTTGCTCGAAGAAGTGGTCTCGGTGCTGAACATTGCCGAGGTCGGTGATCGACCAACAAATCAGTTCAATGAGCTGCAGTACGTTTTTGTTGATGACCCAGTCAGCTCACTTGACGAAAACCACTTGATCGAATTGGCGGTGAACCTGGCGGACCTGATCAAGGCTGCCCCGCAGCAACTGCAATTCGTGATCACCACCCATAACCCTCTATTTTACAACGTTTTGCACAACGAACTTGACCTAAGAACGAAGGGTAAGAAAGAAGGGTGCTATCTGCTCGAGCGGATGGAAGATGGGACCTTCAATCTGAACGTCAAATACGGCGATGCGAACAAGAGTTTCTCCTATCATTTGCATTTGAAGAAGGTGTTGGAGGAGGCGATCGCTGGCAACGCTGTCGAACGATACCATTTTACGCTGCTTCGAAACCTCTATGAGAAAACAGCTGGATTTCTGGGCTATGACCGGTGGAGCGATTTGCTCGACACGGTGGAAGGCAGCAAAGATGCCTATGTGCGAGCAATCAACACTTTCACACATTCGGCGCTTTCGAATGCGCAGATCAGGGATCCTTCCCCTGCTGAAAAAAACACCGTGAAGCTCCTACTCGAAAATTTGGTGAATAATTACGCTTATTGGCAACAGGATCAAAAAAATGGGTGAGCAGACGAAAACCATCGCAGAAACGAAGAATTTCATCGTCCTGGACAAGTATAGCAAGAAGTGGGACGCAGCAGATCGCTACCAGAGCGAAGATGATCTGGAACGCGAATTGGTGCAGGATCTGGTCAATCAGGGCTATGAGTTCCTGCCTGCTCTCACGACCCCAGATGCCATGCTTGCCAATGTCCGGGTGCAGCTGGAACAGCTGAACAACGTCACGTTTTCAGATGATGAATGGAAGCGTTTTGTCGAGACCTACCTGGACAAGCCAAGCGACAACATCGTCGACAAAACCCGCAAAATCCACGACGACTACATCCACGATTTCGTCTTTGATGACGGGCGCATCCAGAACATTTACCTCTTCGACAAGAAGAACATGGCCCGAAATAAGCTGCAGGTTATCAAGCAGTTCGAGCAGGCCGGTACGCACGCCAATCGCTATGACGTGACGATCCTGGTCAACGGGTTGCCATTGGTGCAGATCGAGCTGAAGAAGCGCGGCGTGGCGATCCGGGAGGCCTTCAACCAGATTCACCGGTACAGCAAGGAAAGCTTCAACAGCGAGCATTCTTTGTTCAAGTTCCTGCAGCTCTTCGTGATTTCGAATGGCACCGACACCCGGTATTTCGCCAACACGACCAAGCGCAACAAGAACAGCTTTGACTTCACCATGAACTGGGCGAAGTCTGACAATAGCTTGATCAAGGATCTCAAGGACTTCACCGCGACCTTCCTTCAGAAGCGCACGCTGCTGAACGTTCTGTTACAGTATTCGGTTTTTGATACTAGCAACACTCTGTTGATCATGCGCCCATACCAGATTGCTGCGACTGAACGCATTTTGTGGAAGGTCAAAAGCTCATATGAATCCAAAAACTGGAGCAATCCAGAAAGCGGAGGTTTCATCTGGCACACCACAGGCTCCGGCAAAACGCTGACGAGCTTCAAGGCAGCACGGTTGGCAACCGAGCTGGACTTCATCGACAAAGTATTCTTCGTCGTCGATCGAAAAGACCTCGACTACCAGACCATGAAAGAATACCAGAAGTTTTCCCCTGATAGTGTTAATGGATCCGAAAGCACGGCTGGGTTGAAGGTCAACTTGGGCAAAGATGATAATAAAATTATCGTCACAACAATCCAAAAGCTGAACAACCTGATGAAGTCAGAGGGAGGTCTGCCGGTATATGACCAGCAGGTAGTGTTCATTTTCGATGAATGCCATCGCAGCCAGTTTGGCGAAGCACAGAAGAATCTGAAGAAAAAGTTCAAACAATTTTACCAATTTGGCTTCACCGGAACGCCGATCTTTCCTGAGAATGCGCTAGGTGCTGAAACGACAGCAGGAGTATTTGGACGCGAGCTGCACTCTTATGTGATCACCGATGCCATTCGCGACGAAAAGGTGCTAAAGTTTAAGGTCGACTACAATGATGTGCGTCCGAAATTCAAAGCCATCGAAAGTGAGCAAGACGACACAAAGCTCAGCGCAGCTGAAAACAAGCAAGCCCTCCTTCATCCAGAACGTATTCGGGAAATATCCCAGTATATTCTCACCAACTACCGTCAAAAAACTCACCGGATGCAAATGGGAAACGGTGGCTTCAATGCCATGTTCGCTGTCAGTAGCGTGGACGCAGCGAAGCTCTACTATGAAACCTTAAACGACCTACAGGCGGACAGTGAAAAGCAGCTTAAGATCGCCACCATCTTCTCATTTGCGGCCAACGAACAGCAAGATGCAATCGGCGACATCCAGGACGAAAGCTTCGATGTGTCCGCAATGAATAGTAGTGCCAAGGAGTTTTTGAGCGGCGCCGTCAAAGATTATAATTCTTTTTTCAAAACGAATTTCAGTGTCGATAGCAGAGGCTTTCAAAACTACTACCGCGATCTTGCCAACCGGGTTCGTTCTAAGGAAATCGACTTGCTTATTGTTGTCGGCATGTTCCTTACAGGTTTTGACGCGCCTACGCTCAACACCTTGTTTGTCGACAAAAATCTTCGCTTCCATGGCTTGATGCAAGCGTTCTCAAGGACCAATCGAATCTACGATGCGACCAAAACGTTCGGCAATATCGTAGCGTTTAGGGACCTTGAGCAAGCGACCGTTGATGCGATCACGCTGTTCGGTGACAAGAACACAAAGAACGTCGTGCTTGAAAAGAGCTACGACGAGTACATGAATGGCTTCGTTGATCAGGAAACCGGCGCGGCGCGACGCGGGTTCATTGATGTTGTGAAGGAGCTGACCGAGCGCTTTCCAAAGCCGGATGAGATTGTAAAAGAAGCAGATAAAAAAGAGTTCGCAAAGCTCTTTGGTGAGTATCTGAGAGTTGAGAATGTGCTCAGGAACTACGACGAGTTTTCTGCATTGAAAGCCTATCAGGGGCTCGATTTAACAAATCCCGCTGCCGTTGAGGAGTTCAAGCAAAAGCACTATTTGAGCGACGAGGATCTACACGACCTGGAAGCGGTAGAACTGCCTTCAGACCGAGCGGTTCAAGACTATAGATCGACATACAATGACATTCGCGATTGGCTGCGTCGGGAAAAGTCTTCGGCTGAGCAAGAACAGACCAATATCGAGTGGGATGATGTCGTTTTCGAAGTGGATCTTCTAAAATCGCAAGAGATTAACCTCGACTACATCCTCGAGCTCATCTTTGAGAAAAACAAAAAGGTAAAGAGCAAAGGGGATCTGATTGAGGATGCTCGCCGCGTCATTCGCGGCAGCCTTGGAAATCGTGCCAAAGAGAGCCTAATTGTGGACTTTATCAACCAGACTGATCTTGATCAGATTGATGATAAGGCAGGTGTGATCGATGCCTTTTTCTCTTTTGCTCGGGAGGAGCAACTCAAAGAGTTAGACGAGCTTATCAAGTCGGAAGATCTAAATTCCGATGCGGCAAGGCGCTATATTTCTGCTTCCATAAAACGCGAATTTGCAAGTGAAAACGGTGCTGACCTCAATGCCATACTCCCCAAGATGAGCCCACTAAATCCTCAGTTTCGGACCAAGAAGATGACCGTCTTCGAAAAAATTTCAGCGTTCGTAGACAAATTTAAGGGTGTGGGTGGGGAGCTATAATATTCCTCCCCCTCCCATGGTTCCTCCCCGGGCCTTTGCGTATACGGGGGGGCTTAGCGCGCAAGTTTTCTAGCGACTTGGATTTTCACCGGGGAATCCACCTAGAAGCCAGTTGCGCTGGCGTAGCCGAGATTTTGACTCATTTTCAACGACTTGCGCACTGACCGCCTACGGCAGGGTGGATTCCGACTGGAATCCAAGGAATCCACCCATCGGAATCCAGAGACCGCGGAAGCCACTCCCGGCAGCCACCTTCGTCAAGGCGACCCGAAGCCTTTGATTCAAAGTCACAAAATGGATTGACATTTCTAGCCCCCTTGACGTACCAAAGAACCATCGAAGATTTGCGCCCGGAGGATCCCCCTCGCGGGCGTTTTCATTTTCCCCCATCATCCCGAGCACCTCCCCATGGACCTCGTCTTCGCGCCGAGCCAGATCGAGAGTTGGCCTCTCGACCGGCTGCGCCCCTATGCCCGCAATGCCAAGATGCATGGCGACGACCAGGTCGCGAAGATCGCGGCCAGCATGGCCAAGTTCGGCTGGACGGTACCCTGCATGGTAGCCGACGATGGCGAGCTGATCGCAGGCCATGGCCGAGTGCTGGCTGCGACGATGCTGGGACTGACCGAGGTGCCGGTGATCCGGCTCGGCCATCTCGACGAGGCCGAACGCCGAGCCTATCGGATCGCCGACAACAAGCTGACCGAGCTTGGCGAATGGGACGAGGCGATGCTGCGTGATGAGATCGCAGGGCTATTGGCGGAAGACTTCGACCTCGATCTCCTGGGCTTTTCGGATGAGGATCTGGATGCCCTTCTGCAGGATCCAGAGGCGGTAAGCGACGATGGGGCCGTTGAGGGTGAGGATGATATCCCAGAGCCGCCGGTTAACCCTGTGTCGGTTGCAGGCGACCTTTGGCAACTTGGATCACATCGGCTGATCTGCGGCGACAGCACCTCGGCCGACGTGGTCGGGCGGCTGCTGGGTGATGTGCGGCCCCTCCTCATGGTCACTGACCCGCCCTATGGCGTGGAATACGATCCGTCCTGGCGCAACCAGGCGGGGGCCGCCAAGACGAAGCGCACCGGCAAGGTGCTGAACGACGACCGCGCAGATTGGCGCGAGGCCTGGTCCCTCTTCCCCGGCGATGTCGCCTATATCTGGCACGGTGCGCTGCATGCTGCGACCGTGGCCGACAGTCTGATCGCCGCGGGTTTCGCCATTCGCTCGCAGATCATCTGGGCCAAAGACCGGCTGGTGCTCAGCCGCGGAGATTATCACTGGCAGCATGAACCCTGCTGGTATGCCGTGCGCGTAAAAGGCAAAGGGCACTGGGCGGGCGATCGCAAGCAGACCACGCTCTGGCAGATCGCCAACCGCGATCAAGATGCCGACACCGTACATGGCACGCAGAAGCCGGTCGAATGCATGCGGCGGCCGATCTTGAACAACTCGAGTCCCGGCCAGGCGGTCTATGAACCCTTCATGGGATCGGGTACCACACTGATCGCGGCCGAGACGACCGGCCGCGTCTGCCTCGGAATCGAGTTGAACCCGACCTATGTCGATGTCGCCATCGAGCGCTGGCAATCTTTCACGGGCCAGGAGGCTGTTCTGGTGGATAGCGGCGAGACGTTCTCGGCGCTGAAATCCCAGAGGCTGGCGGCGTGATGCAGTCGCGCCGCCTCTCCTTGATCGAGGCCATCACCAATGTCCTGGTGGTATACGCGCTGGCGGTAGCCACGCAATTGGTGGTGTTTCCGTGGTTCGACTTGAACCCGAGCCTTGGCGAAAACCTGGCGCTGGGCTTGTTCTTTACCGCGATCTCGTTGATCCGCGGCTACGCGCTGCGCAGACTGTTCACACGGTTCGAGCGCAAATGAAAAAGGACCAGCCGAAGCTGGTCCTGAGTTGAGGCAGATTTGCAGCGAGCAGGTCCGCAAATCGAGAAGGTCAACAGGCGGTTAACCTGAGAAGCCTTGTCTGCCATAGAGTTTCGATTCGCAAGGACGGATCAACATATAGACAAGAATTGAAGGCAACCCCCCTCATATTGATCCGCGGATGTGATAAATCCGCCCGCGCTGCGCGTCTGAGCTCGTGGCGACATCGAAGCCGAGCTTCTTCTTCAACCCGCCCGAGATCATGCCTCTGGCGGAATGCGGCGCCCAACCCGTTGCCTCGACGATTTCGCCGATGGACGCCCCCTCGGGCCGCTGCAAGAGCGCGATGATCTGCGCCTGCTTGGTGCCGGCACGGATAGCCACCGGCTTCGACGTGTCGACATCGGGTGATATTTCGGCGGGCTCCCTTGCCGCCGAGGCCAGCTCCAGCTTCGACTTGCGCAGATTGCTCATGGTCGTCGCGACGACGGGCTCGATGCCGATCGCGGCAAGGCCAGCTTCGGTCGCGACCAGCGTGATACCGTGACCATCGCCGGTCTCGCGCCAGAGCGGATCGCCACGACGCAGATTGGCCTCGACCTCTTCGAGCCAGCCGCGTTCGATCATCTTGGCCACCGCCATCTTCGCGGCAGCACCGGCCAGCCCTTCAAGCAGCGGCATGGCGAGATTGTCGGGGCGCGTGGCCGCGCGGCTGAGAATGATGGACTGTGTATCGGTGAGTTTGGGCATCTTGGCCTCCTGTCGTGATGGGGATGTCGGGGATGGGTCAGTCGCTCTCGGCCATCGCGGCCTCGACGGCGAAGTGCTGCACCCAGCCCGTCATGTAAGGCAGCCCTGCGGGGATACCCTCGGAGCGTTCTGTAGCACGATCGATGCGCCAGCCCTGCCAGCGGCGGATCACGGAGTCGATGGCAGCCTCGAGCCCGATATTGCAGCCCGTTATGTTGTCGACGACATCATCGGCGACGTGGCGGCCCATGCGACTGTCGAGAAAGTCGCGAATGCCGATCATCTCGTCCTCGCTGCTGGCGCCTATGGCCTCGGCGATCAGGCGCGAGGCGAGGTTCCAGACCTCCGCGCTGCGACGGTCGCGCTCAGGGCAGACGGTCAGGGTGTGGAAGAAGCCGTAATCCTCGTTGCGACTGGGAAGGCAGGGATGCGTGGTCATGGTCGGAATCCTCGTGATGGGGGCTGGCGGAGCGCTGAGCCCCGCCGGTTGGGTTTCAAGCGGCGCTGCGAGCTTCGAGCGTCGCGATGTGGCTCCGCAGCGTTGCGGCCTCTTCGCGCGCAGCGTCGGCCCAGAAGGCGGCGCGGGCGTTGCAGGCGCGAGCAAGGCGCTCGGCATCCTCACGGGTGAAGCGGTTGACCTTATGTGCGCGCCCATGACCCGTGCAGGTGGCGAGATGCTTGCCGCCTTCAGGCGTCAGCGTGAAGGTCAGGGGTCCGAAGTCGTCAATGACGATCCAGCTGTGCGAGGCGATCATGGCGCAGGCGCTGGGCGCGAGGCGTGCTTCGATCTCTTCAGCGGCGGCGCGGAAGTTGGCGATCAGGGTGGAGGTGGTCATGGCGTGGGCCTTTCAGGTGAGTTGCATCGTTTTGGTGCAATCACAATCGCTCTGACGAGCCGATTAACGTAGCAAAATCAGAGCAATAACCTTGCTATATGATCACTCGGCAGAGGCCGTCGCATCGACCCACACCCCATCTTGCCAGACATAGAGATAAGATAGCTCGCAGGTCGGGCGCGGCAGGATGCGAGGCACTCGGGGCGGGTCGAAGCAGTCGAGTTCATCGGCGCGGACTTGCCGGATTTCGCGAGCGGCGAGGATGTCCTCGGGCGTCCACGCCGCCAACGCCGGCAGCATGTGCTCGGGGTAACCATCAAAGTGCGTATAGATGTGGGCCCATTTTTCGGGACCGATCTGGATGGCGATTTGTGCACGCGTGCTCATCCTGCCCTCCTTCAAATGAGTTGCAGGCTGGCCAGCAGGGCGCTGGCAGCGGCAAGCTGGGTGGTCGGAAGTTCGATCTTGATGTGGGAGATCACATCGGAGGCTTCGGCTGAGATGCCACCATCGCGCAGGGCAGCCTCGATGGCCTCTGCAACATCATCGGGCCGCGAGCGGTCAAACTGGTTGGGTAAGGTGTCGTGGTCGATGCGGAGGGTACTGATCGCGTTCATGGCAATGCTCACTTCTGCTGTTCAATCAGCGCGAGGAGGACCGCCGCCATGCCGCCCAGATATTCGCTGCGGCGGAACACGATCTCGTCGATGTGGCAGGCGTTGTCGATCGCGGGGTCAACCAGGAGATCGTCTGACATGTGCGGCATCAGGCGTTTGGCTTCGGCGTTGTAGCGGGTGGCAAGGGTCATCTGTGTTTCTCCAATCAGGCAATTTGCTTGATAAGAGAATCGCTCTTAGCCGAAGTGTAATCAACTCAAATAGACAGTTTTTTCTGTTTATTTTCAATATTTTGAGGTCAATCCAATCGCCATGGAAGGACTATCCGAACGCGCCTATGCCGAGCATGCTGGAATCTCCCGCGGGGCTGTTCAGAAGGCCCGAAAGACCGGTCGGCTGGTGCTTTTTGCAGACGGGTCTATCAACGCGGTGGCCTCGGATGCGCGGCGTGGGGCTGCCACCGATCCGGATCAACAGATGCGCTCACGTAGTGGGTTTGGTGCAGCTGGTGACGGTCCGGCAGTCTCCGGCCCCGGCGACAGCACGTCCTACATTAAGGCCCGGACGGCGCTAACCGTCTATCAGGCTCAGGAGCGTCAGCTCTCGATCCAAAAGAAAAAGGGCGTGTTGGTGGATCGCGCGCGGGCCGAGACTCTGGTGTTTCGTCTGGCCCGCCAAGAGCGGGATCTTTGGGTCACCTGGCCCACACGCGTGGCGGCGCTCATGGCCGCACACTTGTCCGCAGACATGGAGAAGGCATCCGGCAAGGCGGTGACGATCGAGACTGCAATCTTGCAGAGGGTGTTGGAAACCCATGTCCGAGAGCAGCTCGACGCCCTCGCAGACCTCAGGGTCTCGCTTGCATGATAGAGAAGGAAAAGATGACCACGATCTGACCACCGGCCTCGATCTCGGGTTTGACGGCGCCCAGGACGTCCTGCGTGCCTGGCGCCGGGGCATGCGGCCTGATGCAGACCTCACTGTGTCGGAATGGGCGGACAAGCATCGTTGGCTGTCGTCGCGGGCGGCAGCAGAACCCGGTCGGTATCGCACGGCTCGCGCGCCATATCTGCGCGCCATTATGGATGCGCTGTCGCCAAACCACCCAGCACAGCGGATCAGCTTCATGAAGGCCGCCCAAGTCGGGGCTACCGAGGCAGGGAACAACTGGATCGGTTTCGTGATCCATCACGCGCCGGGCCCGATGCTGGCGGTGCTGCCTACTGTGGAGATGGCCAAGCGAACATCGCGGGGCCGGATCGATCCGCTGATCGAGGACAGCCCGGCGCTGAAAGAACGCGTCCAGCCGGCGCGATCGCGTGATGCCGGCAACTCGATGCTTTCAAAGGAATTCCCAGGCGGCATTCTGGTGCTGACCGGGGCTAACAGCGCTACCGGCCTGCGCTCGATGCCGGCCCGATATGTGTTTCTCGATGAGGTCGATGCCTATCCGGCCTCAGCTGACGAAGAAGGCGATCCGGTCAGCCTGGCTGAAGCACGAACCACAACCTTTGCGCATAGGCGCAAGGTGTTCATGGTCTCGACCCCGACAATCCGAGGATTGTCACGTATTGAACGAGAGTTCGAGGCTAGTGACCAGCGACGGTACTTTGTGCCGTGTCCGCATTGTGGTCATATGCAATGGCTGCAATTCGAGCGGCTCCGCTGGGACAAGGGAAAGCCAGAAACGGCGGCCTATGCCTGCGAGGGATGTGACCGACCCATCGCCGAGCACCACAAGACGGACATGATGGCGCGAGGTGAATGGCGGGCGACGGCGACCAGTTCTGATCCAAACGCGATCGGCTTTCACCTCTCGGCGCTCTATTCGCCGATCGGCTGGAAAACTTGGGAGCAGATCGCGCGGGACTGGCTGGCGGCCCAAGGATCAGACGAGATGCTGCGTGCGGCGCGCAACACGCTTCTCGGCGAGACCTGGGTTGAAAGTGGCGATGCGCCGGAATGGCAGCGGCTTGCGGATCGGCGTGAGGCATATGCTGCG